AATCAATCGTGTGCTAGTTATCTGCCCGCTCTCGATTATGGATAGCGCATGGCGTGATGACTTGTTTACATTTGCGCCCCACCGCCGTGTTGATGTGGCCTATGGTAGTAGCAAGAAGCGTAAAGAGATAATCGAACAGGGTGCTGAGTACGTCATCATAAACTATGATGGTCTGGCTATTGTGAAAGATGAGATAGCCGCAGGTGGGTTTGACCTAATCATCGTGGACGAGGCTACACACTATAAGAACGCCCAGACCAACCGATGGAAGACTCTAAACAAGTTAGTCGGTGCAGACACATGGCTGTGGATGATGACAGGCACTCCAGCCGCACAAAGTCCATTGGATGCGTATGGGCTGGCAAAGTTGATAAACCCCACAGCAGTGCCACGGTTCTTTGGTTCTTTCCGCGATCAGATCATGGTCAAGATAACAAACTTTAAATGGATACCCAAAGAAAGCGCCACTGATATAGTGTTTCGCGCACTACAACCAGCCATACGGTTCACAAAGGATGAGTGCCTTGACCTGCCACCTATGGTCTATGTCAAACGTGAGGTAGAACTTACCCGTCAGCAAAAGAAATATTACGAACAACTACGCAAGAAGCTGGTCATGCAGATCACAGGCGAACAGATTACTGCAATCAACGCCGCTGTGGTGATGAGTAAGCTGTTACAAATATCGGCAGGGGCTGTGTACACAGACGAAAGTGAAGTGTTGGAGTTCGACATCTCACATCGTTACAAAGTGTTACAAGAAGTGATTAACGAATCTAGCCAGAAGGTTTTGATATTCGTGCCGTTCAAGCACACGATTGATATTTTAACAGACAAGTTGCGCAAAGATGGTATCACAACCGACATAATCAGGGGTGATGTATCTGCGGCAAACCGCACACAAATATTTAAAACATTTCAAGAAACGCCAAACCCACGAGTGCTTGTCATACAACCTCAAGCTGCTGCACATGGTGTCACGTTAACAGCAGCAAACACTGTCGTCTGGTGGGGGCCGACTAGTTCTTTAGAAACGTATGCACAGGCTAACGCTCGTGTTCACAGGTCAGGACAAAAACACAAATGCACCGTCGTACAACTTCACGGCTCCGCTGTAGAGAAACGTGTTTACACACTGTTAGATAACAGAATAGACGTACACACAAAAATGACCGACCTTTATAAAGAAATACTTGACTAACACACATACTGCTACTAGATTGTACGAAACACTATATCTAAGGAGAACGGTATGGGTGACATAACCGCAGATAAGCTGACTAAGGCTTACATTAAGATCCGTGAAGAGCGGGCGAAGTTGTCGGCTGATTATAAAGAAAAGGATTCTGTCCTCTCTCGTCAATTAGAGAGAGTCAAACAAGGACTACTCGACTACTGCAATGCGCATAATGTCGAGAGTGTAAGAACTTCTGAAGGACTGTTCTACAGGTCTGTAAGGCAAAAGTATTGGACTAACGATTGGGAGAAGATGCACGCGTTTGTAGTCGAGCATCAGGTGCCAGAGTTGTTAGAAAAACGACTTAACCAAACAAACCTTAAACAGTTTCTGGAAGAAAACCCCGAGTCAAAGCCAGAAGGCTTAAACATCGACTCTGAATATTCTATAGCTGTGAGGAAGAAGTAATGGAACCAAAGTATGTACCCATTGAAGATGTAGCAAAACACTTCAGTGTTTCTGTATCTACGATACGTGCTTGGGTACGTCAGGAGCAAATTCCGCAGGATACCTACATTCGTGTGGGCAACACCTACAGATTTTGCATCCCTGACATATCGGAAGCACTAACAACAAAAAATACCGTACCTGACATCAATGTTGATGAGGACGAGATTATGGTAGAACCAATGTTGGAGCCACAAGTGGCAACTGACGAGGATGCTGATTTACTAGAACTACTTGACGAAGATCAATAAGACATCGGGAGAATGATATGTCTGAAACTGTAAACATGAACCACAACATAGAAAATGTGGAAGCCCTGTGGCCTCGGATTAACCAGACTTATAAGTATGACGCTTCACCCAAAGTGAAGAAGTCCGTGCCTTGTGACGTGTTTGATGATGGCGCAGCGTATACTATCCAGTTCCGTATGACGGAAGAACAAGCGAAAGACTTGTATAAGCGTATGAAAGTTGCGTACGCGGCACGTCAGGCAGAGAACTCTGATTGGCCTGAGAAGTTATCCATGCCCTTCAAGAAGGACGAGGATGGCACATACACCTACAAAGCAAAACTCAAGGGTGCGTATGGGGCAGAAGCTACAGACAAGCCCGCGCAGTACGATGCAAAGGGTGTGAAGTTAGACGATGGTTTCTTGCTGACCACGGGAAGTACGGTTAACATTGCTATCGCGTTTGTCCCATATCACGGATCAATGGGGACAGGAGTATCGCTCCGTCTACGCGCAGTGCAGGTTATCGACCTTAAACCTATGGAGGAGCAGTCACCATTCAAAGCAGTAGACGGATTTGAAGTCGCCCCGAAAGATGACGACAATCCATTTGCTGATACGTCCGAAGCGCCAGTAGAGGAACCCAAGAAGACGGTTAAAAAAGCCGCCCCTTCTGCACCAGCGCAAGGTAGTGACGATCTAAGTTCTATCGTGGACGATTGGGACGACTAAACCACCATACCATACTGCGGCTAGGCCAAAGCTGAAACGGGTGTGTACCGACACCCTTGCCGCAGTGTCTCTCGGTTATGGTGTTAGTTATGGAAACGAAAACATTTTTAAAGGCGGTGTTGGCAGACGAAGGATATTATTGCGTATTTGCTTCCCGCACCAGTGATGACCGTAGAGTGCAAAAATTCTACGAGTCGATAGATCAGGTTATAGATGCTGCGCAAAATCTGGACGCAGAAGGTTATGACGCATACTACGCGCTAGCTACATTCAGTGAAGCAGGGTCGCGTAAAGTTGATAATGTAAACCGTTTAAGTTCTATATTTCTTGATTTGGATTGTGGCGCGAGCAAAGACTATGCGACACAGTCCGATGCAATTAGCGCGTTGAAAGCATTCTGTAAGAAGTTATCTTTACCTAAACCTGTTATGGTAAACTCTGGACGCGGGGTGCATGTTTATTGGCCTTTGCAGGACTCAGTAATTTTAGATGACTGGTTGCCCGTAGCAGAGCGATTGAAGAAGCTGTGCGTAGACCATAATTTATTGGCTGATCCTGCGGTCACGGCGGACGCCGCTCGGGTGTTGCGCATACCGACCACCCACAACCACAAAGACACGCCACCAGCCCTCGTAGGCTTCTTTTTTGAGACCACAGTAAAACCTGTGGACTTTGATGCGTTCTCAGAACTATTGGGCAACGATCCCATGCCCGTGCCAAAACGGTACGTGCCTAATGGTAACAACGCGGTCACGACAACACTTAACAGTAATGTGGAAAGCACGTTTCGTGAGATACTACGCAAGACACAGGCTGGCAAAGGGTGTAGGCAGTTACGCAACATACTTGTAGATCAAGCAGACTGCACCGAACCTATGTGGAGGGCGGGGCTATCCATAGCTAAGTTCTGCAATGACGGCGTTGAAGCCGCTTATGCCATATCAAAAAACCACCCCGATTACAGTGCAGATATAACACAAAAGAAAGTAGACCTCATAAAAGGTCCGTACTTATGTAATACATTTGACGAATACGAGTCGGGCATATGTGTGGATTGTCCGAACTGGGGCAAGATAAAATCACCTATTTCGTTAGGTATGCGCATACGCGAGGCTACCGAGGAAGACAACATTGTCGAAGCCCCTGCAGAGAACCTACCGAACAACCCCGTAAATCAGTACGTAATTCCCCAATACCCGCGACCATACTTCCGTGGCGCAAACGGCGGGGTATACATCAGGACCACTAACAGCGATGGGGATCCTGATGAGAAGGTAATATACCATAACGACTTATACGTTGTTAGACGACTACGCGACGTGGAGCTGGGTGAAGCTGTTGTAATGCGACTACACCTACCGCGAGATGGGGTACGAGAGTTTACTCTACCTCTGACAGCGGCTACTTCCAGAGAAGAGTTCCGTAAACATATGTCCATGCAAGGTGTGGCAGTAACAAAGATGGATGAGCTTATGAGTTATACAACAACTTGGGTTAACGAACTACAAGCCAGCAGCACTGCGGATCAGGCACATAGACAGTTTGGTTGGACGGATGAGAGTGGCAGTTCTTTTGTGCTTGGCAATCAGGAAGTGTTCAAGGACAAGGTCGAGTTCAACCCGCCATCCACACAGACTGCAGGGCTGTTTGCTTCTTTTGAGCCGCGAGGTACAATGGAAAAATGGAAAGAAACAATAAACTTTTACAATCGTGACGGGTTTGAATTGCACCAGTTTGTAGTAGGCACGTCCTTTGGTTCTCCTCTGATGCAGTTCTCACCAATTAAATGTGCGGCTTTGCACATATACAGCAAGGATTCTGGTGTAGGTAAAACTACAGCTATGGAAGCAGGGGTTTCCGTGTGGGGCAAGCCTGAAGACCTGATTACTACAGAGCGTGATACATATAACACCAAGATGAACAGAGGTGAGGTGTATCATAACATACCGTTATATATGGATGAGTTGACCAACGCGCATGGTAGGGAACTAAGTAACCTTGCATATCAGCTTACAGGCGGCAGACAACGTGGACGCATGGCTAGCGGTAGCAATACCGAGCGGCATCGGGGAGAGGCATGGAGTCTGCTGTCTGTAACCACGGGTAACACCAGTATTGTCGAGCGCATAAGTATTATAAAGGCTATGCCCAAGGCAGAAGCACAGCGCATTTTGGAGTGCCGTGTTAAGCGTATGCACTTTGAGACAAAAGAAGAGACTGACAAATTTTCTGCTGCGATACAAGACAACTACGGTCACGCTGGCATTGAATACGTGCAATACCTGATGAACAATTTAGAAGACGCAAAGAAGCTACTGGTAAAAGTACAAGCCAAAGTAGACGCCCAAGCTAGTCTGACTGCTGAAAACAGGTTCTGGTCTGTGCTTGTATCTGCCACTGTCACAGGACTTATACTTGCAAAACGTGCAGGTCTTGTGGATTATGATACTAAGAAAGTATTTAAGTGGGGGGTAGAACAGCTAAAGGAGAATAAGCGGCAAGTCGAGGATATGAGCGTTGGCGTAGAAGAGGTACTTAACGATTATATCCATGAGCATTGGAGTAACGTTCTGTGGATCAAAAGCACTGACGATCTCCGCAAGCAAAATACAGACACAGAGTCGGTTATTATTCCAGAGGCACTACCTAGAGGAAAATTAGTTGCTCGTTATGAAACAGATTTGAAACGTGCGTACCTCATACCCAAGCCGTTAAAGGCATGGTGTGGCGAACAACAGATAAATTATAACTCGTTTATATACGATCTTAAAACAAAGCTGGGGGCCAAGAAGTCTAAGATGCGGTTGAGTAAAGGCACGCATATGAACTTACCCCCAACGGATGTAATAATTGTTGATTGTTCAGTGGAAAAATTAGATGGCGAAACAGTACAAATATAAGCGTGAGTACATAAGCATATACGCTCGGTCTTCGGATAGTTTAGAGTCGAGTGATAGAGCGCAAAGAAATCAAGACACAAAAGCTTGGGCTGCGGTGAGTGAAAATTTACCTCCTAACGCTTTTGGAGATGAAGATCCAGAAGCTGTAAAAGAAGATCATATAAAATATTACCCCAAACCTACAGACATAGGCGCAGCCAGATCGGTGTTAGATGACGCAGGGTATCCTAAAGATAAATGATCTCAACCCTGATGGAATTAGAGTTGTTGTTAATTGGGATAAGATGGTTATAAACGCATCTATTTTTGTCCCGTGCATCAATACTGAAGAAGCACAGAGCCAGATTAAACGAATAACTGCGGGAAAAGATTGGCGAGTAGAAGCTAGGGTTACGATAGAGAACGCCAAATTGGGGTTGCGTGTTTGGAGAATCACATGATAGTGTGTTAGGGACAGGCCACTCCGACTGTCGTTCTCCCTGACTTTACCCCTCGCTTCGGCGGGGGGTTTTTTAATCTTGCCACTCTCCTCGGAGTTCCAACAAATCTTTACGCATTAATGGGCTGAGAGTAATGCCATTGTGCATTTTAGCAGAAGTCCTAACGTGTTGCTCCATAGACCTGTCTATACTTTCGGGAGTTATCCTAGCGCGATAATGCCTAACGTTAAAATCGTACATATCTTCTCGTATTTTGTACAAGGCATCATAATCCCCCATACGTTTTGCAATGTAGTATTTCTTTAAAAGTTTAGTGCGGCGTTCGTTTACTGCTCTATCTATACCCTTTGTAATTTGATTGCGCTCTTGCTCAAAAGTATATCCTGTGGGAGCAAACCCCATGAACTGGGAGAGCAATTCCCCGCCAGTTAAATCGTCATAAATAGGATCGCCGCGTCTGGTATATATACCATCATCTTGTTGATACCGCCCAAAAGGTGATGCTTTATACATATTTGCAATAGCTGGTGGCAACATTGACTCTGTGCCTCTCTGCAGTTCTCCGTTTGCTAGATCAGTAACACCTCTTATAAGACGTTTACCTGTGCTAAGTGCAGGTCCGCCCAACAACTGACCAATAAACTCTTCTGCTGACGGGTCTGTGTTGTAACGATTTTCCTGCAGCACTAGGCCATTTAATTTAACACGATCAGATATATCTGCGCCGCTAAATTCAGATATTGGACCTTTATACCAACCTTCACCAATCGCGGTGCGCACGATTGTATCGAAATCTTCTTCTTCATCATCAACAAAGAACAGATCGTACATCATAGATATCATACCGTATATTGGCACACCTTGTATTCCTGCAAACAACAAGGCTGACCCATGCACGCCAACAAGTTGTTTAAACGCAGTCTTACGTATTTGTGGGTCTTTCTCACCATCCAACCAAAGTTTGGCGCTGCGGAACATGGTGTAGTACATATTTAACCCGTAGGTTTTATACATAAGAGCAACACGCCCTATACCCTGTTGCGCTAGGCTAGGCGCAGTCTCAAGAACCATACCACCGTTTGTCTGTTCCGTTTGATACATGGCTTCGGTAGCAGCTAGTTCTTCTCTAGCTGTTTTGTTCATGGCTGCAGTATCAACAAACTTTCCTTGTGTATTACTATAGTAGCCTTTGCCTGTAGCTGTTTTCATCTTATCCAGTATCAAGTTATACTGCGCCATAAGAATAGTTTGTCTGTTAAACTTCTCACCTGCTTGGAAAAATACTGCAGATGCGCCAGATACGGCATCAAGCCCTCTGCCTATTGCGCTACCTGTGCCTGCACGGCCACCTTCATCTAATCCCAACACGTCTTGAATAAAAGTCTGACCCAAGGCTCCACGCCCTGCGATTACCCGCATCAGAGTTTCAGCCTCTTTTAATTGTGCCATTTGTTCTTCTGGTAAGTTTAGATCCTTCTTTACTGTAAAGGCTCTACCGCCCTTACCATCGTCAGAAACATCATAAAATTTATCTATGTTTTTATTAGATGCGCCAGCGGTTACAGCCAACTTACTTGCAAACATAATTGCTTGGAACGCTTTAACTGGACCATGTTCTGCTGCCATGTATGGGTACGCAAACACAGGCACCTGTGTCATATTAACCAGCGCGGATGATACATTAAACCCGATAGTAAATATGAACGCGCCTTGGTTGGCAGTTTTATAGTAGCGTTCTGTGTTTTTATTCCTTGCGCCTTCCCGTCCAAATCTTGTTCTTTCAATCAATTCTTCTTTGTTTTGTCTTATAGATGGGATAGAAGCCTGTTCGATTTTACCTACTACACTCTTACGCGCTGGCATATTTTCAGGCTCTAGTTTTTCAATTCTTTGCTCAAGCTGTCTTAGTTTGGAAGCGTATTTCAAGCGTTGTGTTTGCCGCCCTATGTCATATCCTTTTACACGTAAAGCACCTACAGAATCGCTCAAATATCCTATCGTGCCTTTACGTTTTTGAAGCGATCTGGCGAAAGAAGTCTCAGGTAAGGAGTCGATAAACAGCCCCATGATCCTGTCTTGCACGTCTGAAGATACGCCGTTTGCTTGCAGAACAGCTAAAGTGCTTCCAACAAAAGATGTGCTTGGCGCATTTTTAAATTTATCTGCGGCCATAATCCCATCGTTTATTGCTACGCTACCCTTAACAATATCAGGATCAGCTTTAGCCTCTTTAGCCGCAGCATCTCGTTCTCTTTTGGTGTCAAACATACGCATGACATACGGATCACGTTTAGAGTCAGTTAAACTGTATGAAAGTTTATATTTGCCTTCACGCATAAGTGGGAAGTACACACGTAATGTAGACCTATCAAATAGTTTGGCGAACACATCGTTTTTAAGTTTTTGCCTGCCCGCTGCCTTTTCTTTTTTTCTTTCTGGTGTGTCGTCAGGTTCTGTTGCCAACGCAACATCAATCTCGCCGTTAATAACAGCTTCTAATTCTTTGTATTGTTTTTTATACAGGTCACGCATGTCTTTGTAGGCTTGCATACCTTCAGATTCTAGCCCGCCTAACTCTTTTTTAATTTCGTCTTGTTGTCTGTCCCACACTTCCGCCAGATCATTACCGCTTTCGTCTACCTTACCTTCATATACAGAACGCTCATCAAACGGGTCAACTTGGTAAATCGTTGCGCCATAGTCTTCGCTGTATATAATTCTATCAAGTGCAGCCTTTTGTTTAGGATGCGCTCTTGACCACTTAGATACCTTGACCACAACCTTGTTAACTTCTGCGTCTGATGCTTGTATGTCACCTCGTTGATTTTCCAACGTGACATGCACCTCTGTTCCTATGGTGCCAAGTCCATTTGCCAACGTCACATCAGCAAGAGACTTTGTGCCTAAAAGTTTTAGGTAAATATTTTTTACAGTGCCTGCTACACGACTTTCAAAAAACTCCATTGAATTATCTACAAACTTTTTTCTGGACTCTTTGCTAGGTGCGCCAAGCGATCTATGCACATTACCCACTGCCCCTGCTAATTTTTTAACACCATCTCTTGTGGACATCATGTACAGCGCCCCGGCGTTACGGTGATTCGGAGCAGGTGCTAACATGTTATGAATAAGATTGTCAGTGGCATTGAGTGCGGAATCAACAGGCTTGGTTTGCATACCCATGCCACGGCGTAATACGTTGCTGACAGTATTGAAGAACCTTTGCAACGCACTGATTGGCTCACCCTTTGTATTTATCTGCGCCAGTTTTTGTTGGAACACAGGGTTGCAA